CCGCGCCCTTGTCGCCGGGCTGCGGATTGACGATAACCGCATTGGCTCCGGCCTGGAGCCGGAAAAAGGGAAGCCGGTAAAGCACGGAAGGCTCAACGGCACTCCCTTCGCCGTCAACCTGCTTGATCAGCGGCATCACATCGACAAAGCCGACCTGATCCGTGGGGGAAGGCTGTTCAACATTCACCACCTTGACCGGCAGCATGGTGTAGAGTCGGCGCAGGGCCGCATCAATGGCAAAATTCTGCGCGCCGATGTCGGAAAGCCCGGTGGAAAGTTTTCTATTTCCCTGCAAGGTATGCCCCCTCGACGGTTGTGTGCCATTGGCTTGCGCCCGGATAATGCGCCTGTAACCTGTGCTTGAGGCTGATGATTTTCCAGTTGCCGCCGGCCTTGGGCACGATGCTCTCCAGTTGCAGCAGGCCGCCCTGCACCAGTGCCGGAGCATACAGCCCGGTCACGCTGATCCCGGTCTGGGTAAAGGTCGGGTAGCCCTTGACACCCGTGGAATCACGCCATACCGGCGGATCGGTATCCGCATCGCGCACCGCGTCCCAGGGCTGGATCACCATGCTCTCGTCATCGAGCAAAAGCTCGAAATCGGCCATGCGTGCCACACTGTAAGCCTGCTCGTACAGACCGCCGGAAAGCGCGGGCTGAATCAGACTGCCGCTTACGCCGTTGTTGACGTAGGCAAGGCCCATTTCTCCGGCAAGCTGGCGCATGATTGCGTCAATGCTCACGTCACCGCCCGCGCTGTAAATCCTGCGCGGGGTCACGCTGGCGACATACCCGGTCAGCGCTTCCAGGCGGAAGGCCACATCCGGCGAGGAATTGAAGTCGGGCCATGCGCTCGTGATGTCCCCGGCAAAAGCCAGAGCAAGACCCGCCTCATCGCCCGCGTACACGGCAATCCTGTTTCTGCTCACCTTGAGCGGCTCAAAGGCCAGCATGGTCAAGGCCTCCATGTCGGCCAGAGGCATCCCCCATATGGTTGCCTTACATGAATTTTTAGCTGGCAGACCGGGCTTGGATATCTCCACGTCACAGCCCAGACCCCGGATGATTTTCGTGTTTTCACCGCCGGAAAAACCGCCGTCCGCCAGCGCCAGCCGGATCTCGATCTGTTTGCGGGTAAAACTCAGACTCATGCTGTCAGCTCCTTGCCGTAGCTGGCCGCACCCTCATACTGTGAGCCCTGTACTCCGGCGGGCAGAGGTTCGCCCTCAGCGGCATACAGCAGCACAAAACGCTCCCCCAGACCGGCCCACTCGGGGTCGCTCGTCCCCTCCAAATCCACAAACCACAAGGCTCCGGCGAACCCGAGCGAAGGGTACAGCTTGAGGTTGACCAGATTGCGGCAGACAACCCCGCACCATGCCTGCGTTCCGGCGACGGCCAGGTCGCAGAAAAGCCGTGTTTCGCGCCCGAAACTGCGCGCGTACAGCGATATGGTGCAGTTCTGGCCGCCAAGCACAACGGAAAATCTCTGGTTGGGCGTCGCTTCAAGAGGTATCTGCTGCATGACGGTGCCTCAGGTGATAATGTCATAAAGGACGCTGTCACTCTTTTTCTGCTGCGCTTCCGTGGCCGGGCTGGCCTGACGCTTGCCGCCGTCTCTGGGGCTTGCGTCCGCGGGGTCGCGCACCGTTTCCGGCGGCATGTCCTGGTAGACGGGCGCAACCTGCCGGATCTCCTCCAGCGTCAGCTCGGCAATGACCCGATCCGCGCCGTTTTCCGCCGTGCGCTGCCAGCGCAGGCTGGTGATGCTGGCCGAGCGGTACACCCGCTCGGGCGTCACCACGCTTACCAGACGCGTACCGGCGGCCAGCTCCTCCAGGGCATCGCAAAAGGTCTTGAGCTCCCCGGCGCTGCCGCTGCGCGCCAGCGTCACCTTGAGCATGTACGGCGTGCCCACCTTGTTGTAGGCGGCAAATGATCCTTGCTCGATAGGCTGCTGCGGCACCCTGGCATCCTGCGCGTAATCAAGGCCCAGAAAGGCATCGAACTCCAGAAGCGGCTGTCCGCTGTCCTCGTCGCTGAGCGTCCAGATCCGGCCCATGCCCGCCGCTCCGGGCGCAATGATGTTGCGTATGAGCCGGCTCATGACTGCGCGTACTCCTGCTGCATGACGCTGCTCAACTCACCCGCGAAGTCCCGCGCGATACCCGGCGCGTCCGTGGCCTGCGTCTGTATGGTGAGATTCTGCACGGTTGTGGTGCTGGTCACGGTCTTGCGGTTGTCCTGGCTGGCCGGCGCGGTCATGCCGGTATATGCGGCCCCCAGCATGTTCATGGCGTTCATGCCCGCCCCCAGCAGTCCCGGCGTGGCCGCGGCGATGGGAATTTCCGGCTGCTGCGGCGCACTCTGCGCGCTATTCCCTCCGTCGCCCTCCGGGCCGCCCACGCCGAGCAGATCACGCGCCCAGTCGGGCAGCAGATTGAGCAGCCAGCCCTTGATACGGGCAAAAAGATTGCCAAAGGCGGTCTGCAAGTCGCGCACATGGCCCAGCATCTTGTCCAGGGCAGCGATCACGCCGTCGCCGTCAAGCGTGAACAGCGCCTTGAACAGATCAAACACTGCTCCGATATAGCCCTTGACGCCGGCAAAGGCCGCGCGTACCGCCTCAATCTGCTGATCCGTCAGCCCCAGCCAGCGTAACAGCTCCCCAAAGGCCGAGTTGCCGCCCTCAATAAACGCATTGAGATCGTCAAGGGCCAACCCCAGAGCCGTCACCAGCGCGATCAGGGGCAGAAAGGGCGCAATGGCGGCCAGTCCCGCCGCCGCCATGCTGTACAGCGCCGGCAGGAGGATGCCGGTAATAGCCACAGCGGCCACCACAAACATGATCCGCAAAAAATCCTGATGTTCCACGGCCCAGCGCGCAAGGGCGGAAAGTTTTTCCGCCACGATCTCCAGCACGGGGGTCAGCGTGCTGCCCACGATGTAGGTCACGGCCTTGATCGCGTCCACAAATGCCTGCCGGGCGGCAGTGGCGGCCTCGGTATCGCGCCTGGTCAGTATCCCCAGCTCCCGCTGGCGGTTCAGCAGCGTCTCCAGCTCTCCGCGCCCCTGCTGCAAAAGGCCGATGGTCGCGGGGTCAAAGGAGAGCTGCATGCCGTAGCCCACCGCTTCCTGTTCGCCCACACGCTCAAAGGCTGCGGCCAGATCCAGCATGACCTCTTCCGCGCTGCGCGCCTTGCCCGCGGCGTCGGTCAGGCCTATGCCCAGCTCCGCCGCGATCTCCTTGAGCGGCCCGCTGTCAAACTTTGTCGCGTCAACAATGTAGTCATTGAGATCGCGGAAACGATCCGCAATCTCTTCCGCCTCTCCTCCCGCCGCCTGCGCCGCGCCCTGCCACATTTGCAGGCGCTCCACACTGAGGCCCAGGCTCTCCGCCGTGCGATCCAGCGCGGCGGTATTGCCGATATAGGCCATGACGGCGGCGATGCCTCCGGCAGCGGCTATGGCCGCGCCGATGCTTCTCTTGAGCCGATCGGTCTGATCCGCCGCCTCTTTTGCGCCGCCCGCGATGCTCTCCCCGGCATTCCTGCCCGCATTTCCCTCACGGCGCAGGGCGTCTGCGGCATCGTCCGCCGCGTCGGCCACGTCGCGCCCGGCCCGGCGGCCGTCCCGCGCGGCGTCATTCAGGGCATCCCGCGCCGTATCCGCCGCACGGGAGGAAACAGCGCCGACGTCCCGCAGCTCGGCGCGCGTGTCGGCCAGGCCCTGTCTGAGCTGTGAGCGATCCAAGAGCAGGCGTATGACAAAATCTCTAACGGTCACGATCCGACTCCATCAGGCGGCGGTTATGATCCTCGACAAGCAGGGTTTCAAGCAGGTCATAGGCGTCTTCAAGACCATAGATGCTGTCCAGTTCATGCAGCGCGGCTCGTCCCCGCTGCACCAGCACGGCGATCAGGAGGGAGATGTTGACGCATTCGGCGAAGTCCCGGCGGCACTCCTGGCGATCAACGTCGCAAGAGCGTCGCCCAGAGAAAAACCCACATGCAGCCCCAGCGCCTCCACCCGCAGGGCCAGCAGCGTGCTGATCTCCTCCACCTGCGTATCCGCCTGCGCGGGCGTCAGACGTACGCGCACCGCGTCGTTGTCCGGCTTGGGCAGCGCATATACGCACTCCAGCAGCTCGTCATAGAGCGGCTGTACCGTCTCCCAGTTCAGCGCGGCCAGCTTTTCAAGCCCCGCGCTCATCAGCCCGGCCATGCCGTGCCCCGGCCTGATGTCACCCAGCTCGACATTGCCGCCCATGAGGGCCAGCAGGGCGCGCATGGCCCAGCGTTCCGCCCGCGTGGCGGGCATCTCCTCGATCAGAAAACGCTTTCCCGCGTCGCGGTTGCCCTCCTGCGCGGGCACCTGATAGATGAGTGTCTTGCGGCTCATGCTGCCGAACCCTCCCACTTTTCAAAGGTGATGCTGAACGTGCCCGCCTCAAGCATCTGCCTGGCGCTGGGCATCATCTTGCCTGTGGTGAGATAGCCCCGCGTTCCGATATACTTGCGGTTGATTGACGGGATCAGAAAAACCATGTCGCAGGCCGATACCTCGCGATCAATCTCCATCTGGTTGAGCCAGGTTTCAAAATATTCCCGGCTGGGGCTGTTGGCCTCAAGGCTGATCTTGACCACCTTGGGCGTGGGCCGCCAGCCCGCGGAAAGGTAGCCGTCAACCCCCATGCGCGTCTCGGCGGGGTTGTAGTCGTCCATTTCCAGTGCGCTGTCGGTTGAAAAACCTTCAATCTTGACCGGGGCGGAAAAAAGCCCGTCTATCGTCATGTAGCATGTCGCGTTTGCCGATGTGATGGTGCCGCGTGCCATGATTTCCCCCTTACAGGATGGTGGTGCTGCTCATTTCAAGCTGCTGGATTGATCCGCCGTCCGTCCACCACAGCTTGCACGGCGGGCTTGTGCGGGCCGCCCGTACCTGTGCCGTGGCGTCCCTGACTTGCAGATACCACCCGCGCTGGGAGAGCGTGTCGGATATTTTGATCCCGGCCTCGGTATTGACCTGCGAGGCCTGCGCGCTGGAGAGCGTTATGCCCTGCCGGATAGCTCCGAAATTGAGGTACTTGTTGATCGGGTCAAGCGCCGCCGCTTCGATCTGCGCGTAGCCGTCGCGGTTGTAGGGCAGGCTTTTGGCGTTGGCGAACAGGTTGACCAGCGCGAGCTGCAAATCGTTGTTGAGGGCGATCTTGTCGATATAGGTATCAATCCAGGCCGCCGAGCCGGAACAGACGCCGCGCTGGAAAAACCTGAATTCATCGTTTGCCGTGGCATAATCGCCATAAAAGTTGTAGCCCTTGGCGATGAGCGTCTGCGCAATGGTGCCGTCATCGCATGTCGCTTCCAGCCCGTCCTGCGCCTTGTAGGCAAAGGTGATCCGGCCGTTGGTCTCGTCAAAATCAATGCTGGCCGCCGCAGCCAGCACAAACTGCGCATGACGGGCCTGCCCGTACACGGGCGCGGTGCCCGCGTAGCCCTGTTCGGTGACCTGTTCGGCAAAGGTGCCCGTCGCGAGCTGCTGCGTGGCCTTGATATCGGTATCCCAGGCCGCATACAGGTAGCGCGGCGCGTAGCCGTTGCACCACTTGGCAAAGGCCAGCTTGCTCTCAAGTTCCGGCTCCCATGCGGTCATGAACGTGACCCAGTTGCGGGTCGCCTTGACCACGGCCTCAAGGTTTTCCGCTTCGCTGCGCGCGGCCATGCCCGGAGATACGATTGCCCCGGCCGCCTCGGTCAGGCCCAGCAGCGTGGCTGCATCGGCGCTTCCCCCCGCCGGGGGAGTGGCGTAACTGACCGAACTGTCCGCGCCCGTTGTTCCGCTGGTAATGCGGAACACGTTGCCCAGGCTGGAAAACGTCACCGTGGGAGCGGGCGGGGTTACCGCATCCGTGCCCTGGGTTACCGTTGCGCCGGCGGCCTGGGTCAGACCCAGCGCCGCAGCCAGATCGGCGGGGGCGGCGCGGGAGGCACTCTCCGGATCGCTGGCAAAGCCCACGCTGGAAGATGCGCCCGTGGTTTTGCTGGCAATCAGCAGGTGATCAACCTCAAGCTGCACCGTGGCCCAGGCCGTCAGCGCCGTGCCCAGAACAGCGGCCACACCCGCCAGGTCATCGACCGAAGAAAAGTTGAGTGCCGTCAACTCGTGCGGAGTGCCGTCAATCGAGATATTGAGCTTGCCCGCTGTCACCAGCTTGAAATCGTCGATGGCCGTGCTGATTTCCCCGCCGTGCAGCGTTCCCGCGGTGGCAGGGGTAACGGCCGGGGCAAGAGCCGTCTGGATGACCTGGGCGGCCTGCGAAAAGCTGGTTACACCCGAAAAGTCCAGGGCCGCCAGAGCATGCTGTTCACCGTCTATGCTCACGGTCAGACCGCCGGAATTGACGGCTCGGATCTGTTCCAGGGTGGCCGTCACCGGCGCACCCTGAAGCCATGCTGCAACGTCCTCATCCACATACCGGGCAAAGAGCAGCGTGCGCGGTTTGACGTTGCTGTTGACAAAGCCCGTAAAGTAGCGCTGCGCGAGGTCATACTCCAGGCTTTGCAGGCCAAAGGCATCGCCCACGGCTGCGGCGTCGGGGTAACTCACCACGCCCCCGGCCGGGATCTCATTGCTGCGGGTCAAAATCAACCCGTTGAACTCAAGCCCTGTGCCCCCGCCGTATATGGTGCGGTCGGTTATGCTTACAAGCTGCGATGCGTCTATGCTCATGCCGGTCACTCCAGCGGATAAAGGGTAATCTTAACATCGTCAAAAAATGCCTGCGCCAGCTTGATCTCGTCAAAAATGGAGGCTGTAAGCTCAACGCTCCAGCGGTCAAGGTACTGCTCGTCGCCGCCCACCAGCGGCAAGTGGCGCGGATCGGAGGCCATGGTCGGGGCGACGCCCGCCCCGGCCAGAAAATCGCAGGCCACGGCGTCCCGCCACACGGTCGCAAAGTCATGCGCCCACCCATCCGCCATGCTGACGGGCCGTGCGCCGTAAAAGTCAACCTGCACAACCACCAGCGCGCTCTGCGCCAGCGTCACACTCTCCCCGGGCGGATCATACTCGGCAAGGTTGGTCGCCTGGCGGGAGTGGTACAGGATGCGCATCAGGGCAAAGCCGCCCGGCGGGGGCGGGACGCGGTTATTCCAGCCGCGCACTACCCGATCCGGGGTCAGCTCCGGCAGAAACTTGAGTATCAGCGCCTTGATCGCGCGGTATACATCATCATCACGCATGCGTAATGCCTCCGAGAGGCTGGGCCTCCAGCCCTTGCCGCACCACGCGGATCAGCGTCCACCCGGCAGTGGGATCCCATGCCTCGGGCACCTGATCCACCAGCCACGCAAAGCCGTCCCAGTACACCAGATCCCCCCCCTGTCCGGTGGCGCGGCTCAAGCCTGTCCAGTCCCCCATCAGGTACATGTTGCGGTACATGCTGTTCTGGTTGTAGCCCTCAACGTGCTGGAGCACCGTCTCCGGCACCGGCTGCACCTGTGCCCTGACCGTCACCTGCTCCGCATACTGCGGCATCTGCCGCCCCGTATCGTCAACCGTGTAGCCCGTCGAGCGCAGGATAACGACCTCCTGATCCGGATTGACCAGCGGAATCACGCCGCGAACCAGTCTGTGCAGGTTCATCAGTCCCCCTTGCTGCCTCTGGGCACGATTTCCCATGCCTGCGCGTCGCGCATGTCGCCGAAGTCCACCAGAGGATCATTCTGGCGGTTATGGAGGGTTGCGCTTGTGCTTGATGGTGTCCGGGCTGTTCGGCGGTGTCTGCCAGTCGTCGATCACAATCTGAATGTCCGTCACCGCCATTTGTCCCACGGTTTCCAGTGCTTCCCGCGCGGTCGCGCCGTCCGCCAGCAGTTCGGCGGCGGCCAGACACCACTCGTCGCCGTATTGTTCCGCGGCGGCCGCGTAAAACGGGCGCGGCGGCTGCGTGGCCGTGCCGTAGTGGTTGGCTACGGCCCGCACCACAATCGGCTCGCCGCCATGACTGTCCGTGGCTCCCTCAAGTGTGCCCACCCGCATCTCCAGTTCGTCGCCGTTCTCATCCGCAAGGCTCAACAGCGGCCCGAGGGCGCTCTCAATCGCATCCGCCATGTCAGCACCCCGGAAAATACAGCGGCCCTATGGCCCAGCCGCGCAAAAGCTCCCAGGCTGTAGCGCCGCATTGCGTCTGCTCCCACCACTGCGGGTTGGTGCGTGTATTGCCCCAGGCCAGCGACATATTGACGCTGCCCTGCGCGGCTCCGCCCACACGGCCCACCGCGTCGCCCCGCGTTTCCAGCGTGGCAAGGTGGCAGAGCAGGGCGTACAGGATGGCCTTGCGCGGGTTGCCGGACGGGTCGCGGGCCGGAATGGAGGAGGCCGCCGTGTTGTCCACAAGGATCCCGGCCTCGCTCCACAGGCGCTCAAGCATCGCGTCGGGCACGGCATCGGCATCCGCAAACTGCGGATACGCCGCCCGGAAGTACGCGATATCAAGCTCAACCACCTGCATCAGTCATCCGCCTTGTACGGTGCCGTGCGGGCTCCCGTGCGCGGGTCGATCTGTTCCCGTCCGTGCCGGGTGGACTTGAGATCGCGCGCAACGGCATCCCCCTCGCTTTCCGAGTTGGCCGCGAAAAGCAGGGGATTTCTCGGATCCAGATAGGGCGCATCCCTGTAGGTGCTGTATATCCAGTCCCAGTCATCGCGCGCCACATTGCGCGTCTTGCCGAACTTTCCGGCGGGCAGGGCGTCGCCGTCCGGCCCCACAAGGCGCGAGACGGGGTAGCCAGCAAACGTCACCATGCGCCCGTCCGGCATGGTGAACGCAAGCCCCTGCGGGAGATTGCAGTACACCACCACAAAGGCCGATGCGCTGCCCCTGCTTTCGCCGGCATCCGGCGCGGTATCCCTTCTTCTGGTCGCCATGCCTATACCCCCAGCATGCCCGCCACGCCGGACGGGTTTTTGATGATCGCGCCGTAGGTTCCGGCCCTGAATTTTTGCACAATGGAACTTGTCTTGCGTACCGGCGCGAAGGCAAAGAATTTTTCGGTAAAGCCCAGCACGCCGGTCTCCTGCCCGTCGATCTCCGGCGCGATGCACTGCACAAGCTGGCCCCCGGTGGTGGCGTACTCCGGCGCGGTCACGATGGTATAATCGCGGAAATAATCGTCCATCATCTTGATGACCGACACATTGAAATCGGTCGCCGTGCCCAGGCGTACCGCGATTTCCGGACTCATGGCGAAAATGAGGCGCGTGTCCTTGTCCACCTTGCCGCCGGTCTGGCTGACAAGCTGGCCGAACAGGGCAAGAATGTCCTGGAAAATCTGCGCCGTGGTTTTCGTTTCCCACTTTGTTCCGGAGCCGGTGCCCGTGGCCGCCGGGGTAATCGTGGCATTGAGGCCGGGGTCGTTGAGTATGCCGTAGTTGCGCAGACCCGCCACACCCAGAAAGTCAAAGCGGTTATAGTCCGTGTCGATGATCACGGCGGCGGCGCGCTGGGTTGCGGCGGCAAGGTTGAGCTTGGCCGCGGCGTTGCGCATCTGTTCCAGGTCGCCGTAACGGCGGATGGTCTGGAACAGATAGGCGTCGCGCGTCACCCAGTTGGCGTTGATATCCGCCGCGCCGCCGTCCGCATAGTCGTCATACGGCTCCGTGTGCCCCACATACTCAAGCATCTGGAATTTTGCTGACGGCGTGGCCGCGTCGCCGTTTTTTTCTTCCGGAAAAATGGCGCGGGCCTTGAGCGGCGAACGCAGAACCTCAACCACCTTGGGATTGAAAAAGGTCAGGAGTTCGCCGGGCACGCCCGCGTTGGGTGCCGTCACCAGTTCCGCGTCCTTTGCCATGCTGCCGGAAAAAACGCGGGTGGCGCACTCCGAGCCGAAGCCGTACAGCGCAAGGGTTTCAAGCTCTCTCGTCCTCATTCTCCCGGCACCTCCACAGTTTTGGCGTACCACGCCGACGCATGGAAAATTTCTCCCGCCGCCGCGCTGGTGGTGATGGTCCAGGGCGTCTCAACGGCGGACGCCACCGTGCCGCCCGCCGTCCCGGGCACCAGTGTGCCGTCCGCGGTCTTGGCAAAAAGCACCTGTCCGGCAGTGACGGCCTCCGCGCTGGTCAGCAGCAGATCACCCTGGATCACCACCGGCACCGTCTGGCCCTCGGCATAGGTCATGGTGGCCTCGTCCGCGCAGGGTATGATCGCCACCTTTTCCCGCATCACAATGCCCAGCGGCGCGCCGCTGCCCGTGTTCTTGACCTTGCCCGCCGCGCTCCACCACGCCGCGCGCCCGATGATGACCCCGCCCTCATCGGCCACCGGATTGGGCAGAACAAAGGCAACAGGGTTGTTGCCCGCCTGCATCCCGGTCACGCCCGGGGCCGGATATCGCTGAACCTGTTTCTGAAACGGCATATCGTCCTCTCCGTCAGTTGAGTTTTATACCTGCCAGCAGCTTGCCCATGCCGCCCATACCCGGATCGGCATCCGCGGCCATGCGCGCGCTTTCCGCCGCGCGCCCGCGCACCGCCATGTCAAACATGCCGCGCCATGCGGCGGGCGGATACCCGCGCCGATTCACTCCCAGGGCATCCAGCGCCGCGCCGTACACGGTGTCGGCGCTGTCCTGGGCAATATTGACGTTGATTTCCCCCACATGGGGCCGCACCGCCCGCTGGGCATCCATGATGCGCTGCACCCGGTCAAAAGCCGCCTTCGTCGCATCCAGAGCGGCATCCATGGCCTTTTTCGCGCCCCGGCTCTCGTCTTCCCGATCCTTGCGCTCGCGCTCCACCTTTTCGCCGTAGGCCACGGCCTCGGCGGTCGTCAGCGGGGCCGCGTCATCCGTCCCCCGCTCGGAAGGCTCATAGGCCAGCTCACCCAGCGCATCCGCAAGTTTTTTGCGCCGCTCCTCGTCATCGCCTCCATACTCGGCGAGTATCTTGTTAATCTTTGCGTTTTTGTCCTCGTCCCGCGCGCAGGCGTCCCCCGTGGCCTTGTTGTAGGCCAGTCCGGCCAGGGCATCCCTGAGCTTTTTGAGTTCCTCCGGATCAAGTTTGGGGGCCAGTTCGCCGAGTACCCTGCGCATTTCCGCCGCCTTGTCCTCATCCTCGGTCACATCCATGACCTCGCCCGTTTCCGGATTGGTCTTGTGCAGACTGAGAATGATGTCGGCAAGGTCTTTGACGCCCTGCGCGGCCTCCACTTCCTGCTTTTCCACAACGGGATCGCCGTCCCGCCCCAAGGGTCTTTTCGCCATGTCCGCCTCGTTGGGTTTGGTGTTGATATCGGCATCGGCCACCATGCAGTCGCGCCCGGCCCGCCCGCGCGGCACCAGGGCCAAATGGTTGGCGCGGATGTTGCGCATCACAAAATCATACGGGACGCCCGCAAAGGTGCCGGGCGTAAAGTCCGGGTCATACATATAGCCGAGCGAGAGCTCGCGGGCTTCGCCGCTCTCAATCTCCGCAATCCCCTCGGCGTCCGTAAACACAAGGGAGTTTTGCAGATAGGGGGCCGCGTAGCGTCCGTCGCTGCCCATGCTGCCGATCCGCGTGTCCCTGGCCGGATGCTCCGCGCTCTCCTCATGATGCCGGAGCTGGATCGGCAGGCGGTTGGTGGTCGGCGCGGCCCTGCGCAGCTCCTCTCCGGGCCGGTAGCCCATATAGACGCGCTCCGGCTCCAGCCCCAGCTCCTCCCAGCCGGGGATCTCCCGCCCGTAATACGGATTGACCGCCTCCTTGCTGATATTGCTGCTCAGGACGTGCAGAAAGCCGTTGTCGTCGGTGTAGCGCTGGCTTTTGGCGTCAAAGGCCAGATTGCGTCCCCGCATCGTGTTCATACGCGCCCCCGTACGCTGGCGGAAAAGGAGGCCACCACGGGCCGCATGCGGCAGCGGCAGTTGATTTTCTGCCCCGGAAAAATACGTTCGCCGTCGATTTCAAGGCCCGTGGCGATGTCAAACTCCTTGCCGTGCGCCGCCACATGCGAGGGCCGCGGATCTGTCGTGCCGCCCACATGCACCCAGGTCGCGCGGGTGATGCCGTTCTGTTTCAGCCGTTCCCGGCTCAATGACTGCATGGCCTTGTGCGTCTGGTCGCGGGCTATGGTGTTCGCGCGCCGCCATGTAATGTCATAGCGGCGCCGCAGTTCATCCGTGACAAAACCGAGATCGCGCCCTTCACGCACCCCGCGCATGACGATGCCCTCGACTTCAAGCAGGTATTGCCGGGGGATCGAGGTGATCAGAGCCACATTTTCCGCAATGATGCTTTGCAGCACGGTCTCAAGACCGCGCGAACCCTGAAACTGCACGGTAAATCCGGCCAGATCCGACAGGCTGGCCCTGGTCTGCGTATCCGCGCTGCGCAGGGCGGAACGCACAAACCAGTCGGCGATGGCGTCAGCGTGTTCGCTGAAACGGCGGATCCAGCGCCGCCGCTGCTTGCGCAGACGATCCAGCAGATCGGATACGGGCGAAGCGTCGCCCGTCACCGCGCTGCGATCCGGCACACGCGAAGACGGCTTGCTGTATGCCTCAATCTTCGCTTCCTGCCTGCGGTAGGCCGCGCGCAGCCAGTATGTCGTACTGTCCGACATTTCCCGCACCAGCTCCTCCAGCTTCCTGCGGTATGCAATCTCCAGCCCCGCATTATAGCCGATAGGCCTGCCCTGGCGTACGCCGGGGCGGATTGTGCGCCTGCGCATCACAGCACCCTCCCGGCCTTGTCCACATCGTCAAGCTGACCGGTTTCAGGCGGCGGGGGGAGATTTCCCGGATCTACCCCGGCATAGCGGCCGCCCGGCTGCGCGGCCAGGGCGTTGCGTACCTCCTCTTCCCACAGCACTCCCCGATCCAGATAAACGGCATCCATGTCGGCCAGCACCTTGTCACGATCCGCCTTTTCCCGCGCGGTCATCTCCCACAGCGGCACAAACTCGTAGCTTACGGCGGGGTCAACCCTGCCCGTGACCGAGAGCTGCACCGCCTTGAGCAGACGGCCCAGCGGCTCGGAAAACACCTTGGCCTGCCGGGATGCGACATAGTCGTAAAAGTTCTGCATGTCGCTTTCCCCGGTGGCATTCAGGCCTGCCGGGGAAATCCCGAACAGCTTGACCGCCGGTATGCGCCACACCACAGCCAGCAGCTCAAGCGCCTGCCGCACAATCACATCCACCCCGGAAAGCGGCGTATTGAGCTGCTCCATGGCCTCGGATTCATAGTCCAGCACCGCCACGCCGTTATTGTCCCGCTGCGCCGCAAAGTGCCGGATCCGGGCTTTGGCCTGCGCCGCATCCCCGCCGTACAGCAGGCGGGAAATATCGGTTTTGAACACCGTGGTGGAAAATTTGTTCAGCAGCCGGGCCGCCGCCTCGCGGGTCTGCGTAAAATGGGCCACATAATCAAGGGCAATCTGCACCGCCGGCACGCCGAAAAAGTTATAGGCCGCCTTGAGCAGCAGCGGGGGCACGTTTTGCCGAAAAATCAGCAGACGCGAGGCATGCACCGGCGTTGACTGCACATACCACGCGCGCGGCTCAAAATAGTCGGCCGCCAGAGGATCGGCAGAGTTGTACCAGCCCGGCGTGGCCACCACCGGCTCGATTATCCGCAGTCCGAGCAGGGAACCCTGCGTGATAAAGTCCGGTGTCAGCGAAATCGGCTTTGCCAGTTCCGCTCCCGCAGCCCCGGTATCCATGTACACCAGGCAGCCGCCGAAATATCCGCACCACGCCGCCGCGCGGTTGAACACTCCGCGCACGTCCAGACGCAGCAGTTCCGCTTCAAGCCTTTTCTTGACCGTCTCGTCCGGTGCCGAGAGTTCGATGAACTTGCGCGTCATCTCGTCGGCCACGGTTTCCACGCCCGCCTGCATCAGCCCGTCCTGCATCAGATCCGCGCACTGGGCATAGCCGATAAAGGGCCGCGCAAGGTAATTGACCTCGCACGCGCCGAAAAAGTCTCTCACAGGCCTGCACAGTGCGGCAGCGGGGACAGGCGTCGCGTCGCCGGCAAGTTTTGCGTTCCTCCCCGGCGTCCCCAGGGTCAGGGGCGGCTCGTAGACCTCGGCAAGAGGCCGGCGCGGGGGCGCGTCCGGCTCCGGCACATTCACCTGACGCTCCGGCGCGGGCTGCATCTCGGGCTTTCGAGGCGTATGCGGGGGCATGCGTCGTCTCATCGTCTTTCAACCTTGCCGCGTATCACCGGCTCCAGCGCATAGCGCAGGGCGTCAATACAGTGATTGTATTTGTCTGCCAGCACAGGCAGTACCTCGTCCGTTACGCTGTCCACCTTGTAGGCATAGAGCCGCATCTCCTCGGCCGTGTGCGGGCAGCGCGGATGCACCACAATCCGCTCAAAGCTCCGCATCACGTCGATCCCGTCCTGTATGCTGCCCGGCCATTTTTTGCAGGGCCTCACCACATACCCGCGCGGGCGCAGGTGCGTATGGATTTCCGGGCGCGAAGCGTCGCCGCGTATCACGTCCCGGCTTGCGCCCGGCACCTGATCAAAGAGCAGAGGGAGCTGATCAATGGTCGCCCGCTGCGCCCATGCTTCATGGTCAATGTAAAGCACGTTATTCTGCACAAAGCAGCGCACCAGCACCGTGGGATCATCCGCAAAGCCCCAATCCGCGCCGTAAAAGAGCCGCACGCCGTCCGGCGTCTCGAAGGCCCTGCTTTCCCATCGGCCCCCGAACACCTGCGCCGCGCTCTTGCGCCTCGGCTCGCCCTCCCAGATATGGGCATAATCCTCCGGCTCCAGCGTGCGCTCGGCATAGGCCCGCTCCGCTTCCAGCGTGGCCGAAAACCACGGATTGTCGCGGTACGTCACCTTGACCACCACCGCATTGTCCGGGGGCGCGGCGATAAAACGCTGATAGGTGTCGTCGGTCTCAAGATCGGGGTTCATCGAGAGCCAGATTTCCGAACCCTCCTTGCGGATGGTCGGGATCAGCAGCTCCCAGCTCTGGCGGCGCACCTTCTGCGCCTCCTCGACCCACACATAGTCCACCCCTTCAAGGCTCTTGATCTCCGCCACGTTGTTGCGCAGGCCACGGAAAATATATTCCGAGCCGGTGGCCGATACGATGGCCGTGTCCGTCACCCGGAAAAATTCGTCCAGGCCCCGCGCGGCGATGCGATCCGCCAGCAGCTTGTGCACCGAGTCCGCGATGCTCACCTGCAACTCGCGGGCGCACAGAAAGCGGTATCTCCCCCCCACGCCCAGAGTGATGAAGGCATCGGCAAAGGCCCAGCTCTTGGCCGCCCCGCGGCCGCCCCAGTACACCTTGTAACGGGCGGGCCGGTACAGCGGCTTAAACGCCGCAGGCACCTCCACCGCGAACCGACGGCCCTTGCCGCTTTCGCCGCCGCCCCCGCGCACCTGTTCGCGAGCGCCTGCGAGCGGGGCAGGAGGCGCGGAACGCGAAAACCTGACCGCTTGCCCGCGTTTTGATTTTCCGGGCCCCAGAAGGCCGCTCAGCGCGTTTTTTGCCCGGCTCGTCATTTGTCCGCTCCGCCCCTGGCCCCGGCATCGACAAAGGCCACTTCGATCTTGTGTTCGCCCGCGTCCAGAGCTTCCCGCGCACCGCGTTCCTCGGCGTACTCGTCCACCCTGATCGTCTTCTGCGCGTGATCCTTTGCGGCCCTGCTCACCAGTGAATGTGCCGTTGCCGCCCGCACCAGCATCTTGAGGGCCTTTTCCGGATCATCCCTGTACGCGCTCCGCATGGAGGAAAGGACGGCGATCAGCCCCTGCTCAAGCTGCTGCGTGATCAGGCTGCTCATCTTGTCCTCGGGCATGTTCCGCAGGCTGCGGATCGTTGCGTCGGCAAACATGCGCGCCTCGCGGATATCCGCCTCAACCTGCACCCATTCCCGCCGGTAGCGGCCCACGCCGCTCTTGCTCACCTCGGCACCCAGCTCCTTGAGCCAGTCGGTAATCTCCTGCACCGTATAGCCCAGGTCAAAGCGCTCGTTGATGGCATCCCGCAGTTCGGGCGGCAGACGATGGATCTTGTTGCGTCTCATGCCCGCCCCGCCATGAGTTTGTCCGTGATGCGGTGGATCTGCCTGTCGATGCGGTTTACACTGTCCTGCATGGAGCTGATTTTTTCGCCCTGCACGGCCACGGTACTTTCCAGCTTGCGCACAGCGTCAACCAATTCGCTCACGGTTCCGGCATCCGGTTTCCTGCGTATTTCCCGCGCCTGCCGCTCCTGCTCGGCCGCCAGTACGTCCAGACGGGCGGCGATCTCCTCCCGATCCGTGTCGTACTGCTCCCGCCGCACAAACCAGCGCGAGAGCCATGCCACCGCCGCGAAAAGCAGCACCGGCGTCAGCAGACTGATGAGGGGCGCGTGGGCATTGATAAGGTCAAGCATGTCAGATATCCGGTTGTTGCGCGGCTTCGCGCTGTTTGTCGTAGCAGAGCAGGGCGGCCCTGAGGCCTTCGATATAGCCGCGCATCACCTCGTCCCGCAGGCGCAGCCGCAGGATGTTGGCCGGACTGTCCAGAGGCGCTGAAAGTATGCGGGGCAGTTCCGGAGCTTCCGGTGCCGGGCACGGCGCGGGCCGCACCATCTCCGGCACGCGCACAAATATGGTTTCACTCTTGCCGCAGCCCGCCGTCAGCAGGAGCAAGAGGCAGATTGAGAGCGTCCACCAGCGCATCGCGCGCCTCGCTGTTCTTTTCGGGTTCACGCTGCGGCACCGCTTGCGGCGACGCCGATTCCAGCGCCTCGGCCAGACGGCGCGACGCCTCCGCCTCCCGTGCCAGGCACGCCCGCGCGCTGGCTTCAAGGCCCCTGCCCGTCTCCTCGTGCAGCTTCGCCGCCTTGCGCCAGTTCCCGGCGCTGTCCTCCCAGAACAGGGCTTCCCGCTTCGCGGCCTCCAGCTCCCGTTCCAGATCGGTCAGCTCGGCATGCAGCCATGCCGCATAGCATACGGCCGCAAGGCATATGCCGCCCATAACGGTGCAGATCGCATTCACGGGCACATACCTCCGCCCCAGCCCGCCGCCTCGTATACCGGCTCCAGCCTGAGCAGGATACGGCGGGGATAATCCCGGTTTTCCCGGAAATTCGCGGCGCTGCGTCCGGCGTTGACCGTCTCCACGCCGCCCCAGTATTGCTCCGGATCAATCCCCTTGTTTCGGGCCAGCCGCTTGTCCCGCTGAACCCATCCCAGACCGCCGTTGTAGGCGCACAGCGCAAAGGCCATGCGTTCGCATGCGCTCAGGGCCGTGACACGGGCAAAAAGCCAGTCGTCATAGCGCAGCATCGCGCGTACCGCCCAGTGGGGAGAAAAAGGCTGTTCGGCCCGGCCCAGGGGGAGAGAGGGCGTCCCATCTCCCTCTCTCCCCGTCCCCATGCCCGGCTTTCCCGTCCGGAGGTCGGGAAACAGTTCGGAAATCCACGCGGCGGTTGACGGCATGAACTGCGCCAACCCCTGCGCCCCCGCAGGCGATACCGCGCGGATATTCCAGGCGCTTTCAGCGTGGATCTGCGCCGCGAACGTGGCTACGGGCGCATTGATGCCCCACACAAGCCGCGCCTCCCGCGTCAGCAGAACGCGGTAATTTCTGGCGGCTGCGGGTATTGCTGTTCCGGCCGCCCCCGCAGCCAGAGGCAGCGCGGCAAGGAGCAGACCGCCTGCCAGTATCGCGGCGGCAAGGCGGCGCATGACGCGCCCGCCGCCCGTAATCCTTCCCATCAGGCAATGGCGCGGCATTTACAGCCCCAGACATACGGCCAGAATGGCGACGATGACGATCCCCGCCCGGCGGAACTGCGCCGCCATGAAGAGCCTTTCACAGCCCACGGCCACGGGGTAATCCGCCCGGAAGTCGCTGCTGTCCGTACCGTCCGGGCCGTTTTTGCCCTCATGCCAGTCCTGCTCCAGATATCCGGCGGGGCAGGCATACGGAAAGGCCAGCGAGTCGGCGGCCAGCCCGATCAGCAGACCGGCAAACACCAGCCCCACCTTGTAGGCCACCACGCCGATCTGGTTGCCTGCCAGCAGCCAGAGCAGCGCCAACGCCAGCCCGGCCAGTATCAGCAGGGCCAGACCCCGCGAGCGCCTGCGCAGCCCGCAGAAACATATATGCACCGCGCTCATGCTTATCTCCCGCGCCGCAAGCAGTCTTGCAGGGCCGCAAGGTGAGCGCGGCGCAGCGCCACGGCCTGCTCTTGCGTCAGCCCGGCGTCTACCATCTGCGTAATCGCGTCGATGTCCTGTTGGGTCATAAAGCGGGAGACCGCCTGCAAACGCGGCGCAAGCTCGCTCTCCGCCATATCGTCCGCCAGTTCCAGCAGCACTTTGACAAAGGCTTGCATCTCTTTATTGGTGATCACCTCAAGCACATCTTTAAGGCCCGTCACGTCGATTCCCATAGCTCACTCCTTACCAGTGGCAGTTACCATGAGTGCAGAATGCCGGAGGCGTGACGCGAGCGCCATTGAAGGGCTTCACAAAAAACATGAAACCGTTTCATGTTTTTTGTGGGGGGATTTTTTGTAACCTGTTGAAATCACACACAGCGAATTTTTCAAAACATGAAACCGTTTCATGTTTTGAGAGGGCTTGCGCAAAAAAACGGCCGCCCAAACAGGTAACATATCCCTGTTTGGGCGGCCGAAAGGTGTCCCTCGTGTTGCGGAGGGGAAACTCTTTCACCTTAGACTATCTACGGGCAAGCGCTCTGTTTTTTTCTGATCTGCTATTTTTTCTTTGCCTGCGGGATGGTAACGGTACCGTCAGCAATGACCGAACGCATCACAAACTTGCGCGGCCTGGCCTGCACGATGACGGTCATGCCTTTCCTGAGCTTGCGCAGCACCGGATCGCTTTTGTCCAGGTAAACCTGTATTCCGAAAAGTCCTGTCCCGTCCACCGGGATTTTAATATAGGGCTTGTCGAAGGGATCCTTGGATACGCCGGGAATCGTGGCCTTGAACACCACGGGTTTCCCGCGGAAATCCTCGTCCGCCACCACCTCGTTACTGTCGTAGGCATCCCACAGATCCTTGGGCTGGATATCGCATCCTATCACTTTTTCCATCCGTGCGGCCTCTTCTGCATCCTTGGACAGACGGAAAATTTTTTCATCCCCGAACGTCCACGCTACCGCCGCAATCCCGTCGCCAACCTTTGTCCCCGGCTTGTAAAAGACAATCTGCGCCTGCGCGACCGAGTTCTGTTTGGCAAGTTCCTGGGCCAGAGCGATGCCGTCCGCTTCGCTGATGGTTGTCGGTTCCACGTCCGTTACCGTCATGCAGGCATATCGTTCGGGTATAACCGTCACCTCCCCGCTTATGCTGGCCGCTTGGGCCGCGCCGCACATTGCCAGCACGGCAAGAATCGCCATTGCCTTGATTCTGCGCATATCCGCCTCCTTTTGCATGTGAGGGGGGGGCACCCCCCCGTGGATTACTTGTTGTTGATACAGGCTTCCAGTTTGTCCCCCAGGGCTTTGACCTGAGTTTGCAGCTTCAGATTCTCAGTATGAACGCTTTCCACTGCGCCATGCAGTTTGGCGATTTCCGCCGCAATAACCTTGAAGCACTCCATAAGTTCCTTTTCGGTTTCCTTGTCCACTTTTTGCTCCTTATGCGTGAGTGACCCCATACCCGTCCCCGTGACCGGCACGCAGTCCCTCGTTACCAGCCGAATACCTGAGCAAGTTTCACGCTTCCGAACAGCACACACAACGCGATCAAGGCAACCCGGTATCGGGTCATCACCTGGCGCGGCTCCCAGCCGTTGTACATCAATCCGTCTCCCGGCGTAAAAATCCCAGAAGCCTGATAACGCGCCTACCCTGCCGCCTGAATGCGATCCACGGTGTTTTGCGGTGTCTTTTGTCGTTCCTCTGACAACAGTTCCTCCAGCATCTCCACTTGCCGCTTGGTCAACTCCAGTTGTCCGCGCAGAGCCTCATTTTCACGTTGCAGGGCGTTTGTCGTCAGCTTGGCGTTTTCTTTGAGTGTTTCAATATGTTCCCGCTGCATCTCAAGCTGCTCACGCAAGGCCTCTATCAACTCGTCACGGGTATCATGCCCCGCCGGGCTGCTGTGATGAGGCTGTGGAGTCGCGTCGCCTTTTGGAGCAATGGCATACATGGGGCCTTCTCCTGTCAAAAGCCAGTTCGGGTTAAGTTTTTCACCCGCTATTATCTGTTCAAGGAAACCTTGAGGTACATGTCTACGGGTTCCCTCTTCATAGCGCTGTACTGAATTAGGATGAATACCATATAATTCTGCGAAAACCTTGCGGGATCTTCCACCCCTGACCATCCGCAACCGCTCACTCAGTGTCGACATACTATTTCCATGAAGGGTTTAATTTGGGTTGAATAATCTATTGACTTTGACCCGTTTAAAACCTATTCTTTACCCAAGCCGACGAAAAGCCGACAACACACCCGGCACGGTAGCAAAGGCCGTTAAAGCCGGTCAAGCAAGGAGAAGGGCGAAAATTTTTATCCATATTTCCGGCTCCCTTGTTTTGTCCCCGGATGGGCCGGGGCGGAGTGGTTATCAGGCTAGGATCACTCTAGCAAAGGAGCCGGAACCCTTCAAACCATAAAGGAGTCAGGTGCATGGCAAGAAGAAAAAGTCATATTGCCCGATGCGCGGAACTGCGGAGCAGCTTCTTTGAGCTGCACGGCATGAGCATCGCGGAGTGGGCAAGACAAAACGATTTTCGTCCGCAGCGTGTCTATGACGTTCTGTCCGGGCGCAACAGAGGCATGAGCGGTGAAGCCCGGCGCGTTGCCGAGCGGCTCGGGCTGCTCAAAACCACGGAAGCAGCGGCATGAAGCGCGAACAGGAAAAGGAGATCAACAACTTCTTCACCAAAACGCGAAAGCCCGACGCTGCAACGCCGGGCAGACGCACAACTCCCAAAAGCGCAAAGGAGTAATTATGCAGAATCAGACTATCAGGCAGACCGTAGCCGCGCAAGACGAACACCTGCCTCTGACCGGGGAAATCATGAGCGCCGCGCTGCATGTGGCGGGCATGTCCGCGGGCGCGGCCCGACTCGGCGATGACCTCGCGGCGGTCAAAAGATGCCTGTTCGCCGCCGCCGACATGGCGCGGGAACTGGAGAGCCGGGCAACGGCTGAACGGGCTTGCGCCTACTATCGGCATGTTTTCCCTGTAGCGGTCAAGTTTTCCTATGCCGATTCCGAGGAGACGGACACAAGATTGCTCTTTTTGAGCTTCCTGTCGAAGAAGAGCGGCGGATCTCCTCTGGTTTATCTGGCTGCGCCGTACGCGCACGCGGAGGCTGGGATTCGCTGCTTTCGCACACGGTACGCAACGGCCTGCGCCGCATGGCTCATGGCCCACGGCATCAGTGTATTCTCTCCTCTCACGCACGGTCATCCGATTTCTGAAAAAGCACATATCGGCAGTTATGACGGATGGGCCGGAGTCAATGAACGCCTGCTCGCTGCCTGCGATGCCGTGCTGGTACTCAACACCCATGCCACGGCGGGAAGCCGGGGCGTCCGGCGCGAGGTGGAACTTGCCCGCGAGCTGGGCATTCCCGTGCAGCTTGTAACCACGCTAGGCCCGGGACAATACGGCATAGGCTCGCTTCCCGCTTCTGTCTGGGGCTGGGACGGTGTGCCGGAGGCATGTCATGCCCGCCCGTAATCCAGCCCTGGATACTCCCCTCATACGCGCCACGCGCATACTTGAACTGCTTTTTCATCGCGTGCTTGACGGCATGAGCAATGCCGAGATCGTACGCTCTACCGGCTATCCCGCATGCAATGTCTGCCGCGATCTCGCGGCGCTTGAAAATGCCGGATGGGTGGAAAAAACCGACGCCGAGCGCTGGCAGCTCACGGTCAAGCCCGTCGCGCTGTGTCAGGCATACAGCCTTTCTCTGGAGCGGGCAGCGTCCCGCGCCAAAAACTTCAACGCCCGCGTCCAGGCGCGGGCTGAACAGATCATGGATTAAATCTATGAATACAACGCCCACGGAATTTGTTGACGATAAAGTGATGCAGGCCGCCAGGGAGATACGCGCCGAGGCACTGAATGCTCAGGATGCCGAGCATCTCAATACATTGAGGCTTAATCGGCTGGTCGGCGCTATCAACGCGCACAAGGTCAATGAAACTTTCAACCGGCTGGCTATTCTCAAGGACTTTGCGGAAATCAAGGAAAACAAGGCTTATCGGGGCGCGACCGTTGAGGATCGCAAAACGGGACGCCTTGTCACGGTTACAAGCTGGGAAGAGTTTTGTTCCGCCTGCGGTTATACCGTAAACACCATCAATAACGATCTTAACAACCTGGCCGTGTTCGGCATGGAGTTCCTTGAGGCCGCGCATTCCATCGGCCTGGGAGTGCGCGAACTGCGCATGCTCCGCGCTGGCTGGGCTGACCTGAGCGGAGACGAGCGGCGCGAGCTGGCGGAGGAGGCCAAAGCGGCCCAAACCCCGGAAGAAGTCAAGGAAGTCAAGGACTTGATCGCCGTGCAGCTCAAAAAAGTCACCAAGGAAAAAAAGGAGCTGGAAAAGACCCTCAAAGAGCAGAACAAGCTGGCGGAGACGCGCAACAAGCAGATCGACGATCTTACCGTGCAGATCCAAAAGCTTGAGGCCAACGAGGGCCAGCCCGATCGCGAGCGCGACGACGAACGGATCAAAAAGCTCGGCGAGGCATGCAGCCAGGCGCTTGTCGCTGTGAGCAAAATGACTGAGGCCGCCCGCAAGATACTGGCAGACGAGACCAGCAGCCCTGATGCGATGAGCTTTGTGCATGCCAATGTATCGGCGCTGTGTCAGCTTGTGTCGGGCAAGATACTCGATGCGGGGATCGAAGTCGACTTTTCCGTCATGCTTTCCCCCGACTGGCTGCCCGCGCCGACTCCCGAGCCGCAGCCGGACGATGACGGGAGCGAGGCATAACCATGCAGCTCACCCCCGCACAGATCACCTATGTCGTTGAGACGGCCAGACGGCTTGAAGATGCCGGGCGTGGCGAACTCTCGGGCATCGTGTCCCGCGCCGCCGCTGCGCTCAAGGTATCGCCCCAGACCTTCCGGCGTTATCTTGCCCGATATGCGGGCTACAGGCCGGAGCGCAAGACAAGGTCAGACAAGGGGGTAACCTGTATCAGCGAAGACATGGCCCAGACCGCAGCCGGCCTGCTGCTTACTTCAACCCGCGCAACGGGCAAGCAACTGCTGTCTTTTGACACCGTGCGCGAGATTATGCAGCACAACGGCATCGGCAGGGCCAACCCGGAAACCGGAGAAATCACCATGCCCAGCGTTTCCACTCTGGCCCGCGCCATGCGTGCGCACGGCTGCCACCCGGATCAGCTCCGGACGGGCAGGCCTGCACAGAGCATGCGCAGTCCGCACCCTAATCACACATGGCTGATCGACGCCTCTGTCTGCGTCATGTACTACCTGCCTGACGGCAAGGTGCAGATTGTGGACGAGGCCAAGTTTTACAAGAACAAGCCCCGTGCGCTGGAAAAAATAGCCAGGTCGCGCGTCATACGTTATGTCGTCGTTGATCACTGCTCAGGCTTTGTCTACCTGCGCTATGACCAGGGCGATGAAGATGCGAAGGGTGTGCTTGATACCCTGATCGCGGCCATGTGCCCGCGCGGAGACCGTGATCCCATGCGCGGCGCGCCGTACCAGCTCATGACAGACAAGGGCGCAGGCAACACCAGCAGAATGGTGAGCGACTTTCTGTCGGCGCTTGATATCAGGCATATCCTGCACTCTACGGGCAACCCCCGCGCCAAGGGTGCGGTTGAAGTCGCCAACAATATTGTCGAACGTGCGTTCGAAGGTCGTCTGCGCTTCCTTGAGGTTCGCAGCCTTGAGGACTTGCAGCGGCAGGCCGATGCCTGGCGCATGCACTTCAATGCCCGGGCAATCCATACCCGTACGGGCAAAACGCGCAATGCGGTATGGCAGAGCATCAGACCGGAGTGCCTGCGTCTTGTTGAGCGTGCAACGCTTGAGGAGATCGCGGCCTGGAAAAGCTGCACACGCAAAATCGATCCCCGCTTTACCATCAACGTGTCCACCCGTCGATGGGGGGCGCAGACCTATGATCTGCGCGAGCTGTCCTATCATGGGCTGGCCGTGCATGATGTGGTCGACGTACGGCTCAACCCATACAAGGCCCCGGCGGTGACAGTGAGCAAGCAGCTCCCGGACGGCACCCTGCGCGAGTGGCTTGTCGAACCCGTCCGCAAGGACGACATGGGCTTTATTGCTGATGCGGCAGTCATCGGAGAAGAGCACAAGGCTCTCCCCAAAACCCGCACGGAAAAGGTGCTTGAGGATATCGAGCGCAAGGCTTATGCCGCGCCCGGCATGGCGGAGGTTGAGCAGGCCCGTGCATCGGGCGTTCGCCCCTTCGCTCGGCTGGATATTATGGCTGATGTGAGGCAGGCCCCTCTTGCTCTTTTTGCCCAGGGAGTGGAACACGCCCCCGCAGGCCGTGGGAACGTCGCCGAGCGCATGCTTGATCGCCTTGAAGCCGCCCAGCTTATCAGTTCCCGCATACCGCAGGTATGGGCGCGCAATCCGCGCCGCTGCGCGGAACTGCTGCGCGGGCGTTTTCCCGAGTTCATGCCCGAGAGTCAGCTTGAAGCCATGGCCGATTACATAGCAACGGCATTGCAGCCCGCTCGTGTGGTCAATTTCGAGGCTGACGCCCTGTGCGCGGCAAAGAGGGGGGCTGCATGACTATCACTGAACTTATAACGCGGGCGGGCATGAGCCGCCGCAGGCTGGCGGCTGCCGCGGGCGTGGGTATCGCCACGCTTTGCGACTGGCTCAAGCATGGCCGTCGCCCGCGCAACTGGCTTGCGTTTCGCGGCACCGTAGGCAGCGCTCTTGCATCAGCGCTGCCGGATATCCCCGGTGCGGCCATTCTGGCCGCGCTGGACGCCCACACCGTCGACGCCACCGCTTTAAAAGCGGACGGCGAGGAGGATGATACCATGTTACTTTCCAGGCAGCGCCTTGATCAGGTCACGCGCAAAACCTTCAACATGCCGCGCGATCCGTTCTCCGAACCGGATACGCCGGAGGATATCTTTCTGCCTCCTGCGGTTTCCGAGGCCCGCGCGGCTTTGTATGACGCCGCCGTCAACGGCAATTTCCTTGCTCTGGTAGGCGAGAGCGGATCAGGCAAGTCAACTCTCGCCATGGAACTTGAGGAACGCCTCAAGGCTCTCGGTGACGAGGTTGTCATCATCAAGCCCTACCCCCTAGGCATGTCCGCAAGCGCAGGAGAAAAGGGCCTCAAGGCCGCCCATATCACCGAGGCCGTCATCGGCACGCTGGCTCCCAGGGCCACGATCCCGGTCAGTCCGCAGCGGCGTTTCGCCAGGATGCACAACCTGCTGATCGAGAGCCGCGAGGCAGGGCGCAAGCATTGCCTCATTATCGACGAGGCACACGATCTGCACCCCATGACGCTCAAGTCGCTCAAGCGGTTCTGGGAACTGCGGGACGGCATGAGACGCCTGCTCTCCATTATCCTGCTCGGCCAGACTGAACTTGCCCGTCTGCTCGGCAACACCGCCGCCGATGTGCGCGAGGTTGTGCAGCGCTGTGACGTGGTGACGCTGCCAGCCCTGGACAATATCGGCGAATACATGCGCTTCCGTTTCCGGCGGGCTGGGCTTGAGCTGAACGACTACTTTACCCCCGATGCCATAGAAGCCATGGAGCAGGCGCTTTATGTGGCGCGTGGCACGCGGGACAAGGGCATATTCTACGGTCATCCCCTGGCCGTGAGCAATCTTGCCATTGCCGCGCTCAAGTGCGCTGGCCGCCTGGGCGAGGAAAAGGTTTCCGCCGGTGTGGTACGGCAGATCAAGCGGTAAAACCTGAAAGGGATCATCAGGTTGGCATATTAACATTAAAAATATGAGGTATGAGCATGACTGAAATCATCATTCCGGCAGGTTATCGAGAAGATTCCAGGGGCAATCTGATTCCCGAGGCCAACATTAAAGAGGTGGATCTGGCGCGTGACGAGTTTGTGCGTGAAATGTTCAGCCGCGCCAAGGAGCTGAACGGCATAATCAGCCGGAGCAAGGTCGATTTTCTGGGCGAGTTTGCTGCATTTTGCGAACTCTCGGCAGAAAGATACGGCGTGAGCCGGGGCGGTGAAAAAGGTAATGTCACACTGTACAGCTTTGACGGGCGCTACAAGGTGCAGCGGGCAATGGCCGAGACGCTGGATTTTGACGAACGGCTCCAGGCGGCGCGCGAGCTGATCAATGAATGCATGCGCGAGTGGACAGACGGCGCAAACAGCAACCTGCGCGCGGTCATTGAGGCGGCCTTCTCGCTTGACCGTGACGCAAAGCTCTCCGCCAGCCGCATTCTTGGCCTCCGGCGGCTCAAAATTGACGATCCGCGCTGGAGCCGCGCAATGGACGCCATAGGTGAGTCCGTGCAGGTTACGGGTTCCAAGGCATATGTGCGCTTTTTCGAGCGCGACGCAAACGGCAAATATCAGCCGGTCAGCCTTGACATGGCGACGGCTTAAATTTTCTTGACCGCGGGGAGTTGACGGCTCCCCGTGAAAGGATTTTTCCCATGACCCGTTCCATGCAGCATTATGCCGAGACACGCCGAGGACTGATCAAGGCCGTTCATACCGCCAGACGCACGCTCGGCCTCGATGACGTCACCTACCGCGAACTGCTCCATAACACCACGGGGCACTCTTCATGTTCGGAACTCTCCGTTGCGCAGCTTCGCAGGGTGCTGGATGCCATGCGTTCGCGCGGTTTTGCTTTTCGCCCCGCTCAGAACAACTCTATCCGCAAACTTTTTGCCTGCTGGTATGCCCTGGCCGATGCGGGCAAGGTGCAGGATCGCAGCCGCCGCGCGCTGGATGCCTATGCTCGGAGGATATGCGGCCAAGATTTGACCGCGCTTACCCCGGCCCAGACTTCTCACCTCATTGAGACGCTCAAACGGTGGCAGGAGAGAGCATAATGCCTCCGATGAATCACGATGATATCCTTGAAAGCATCCGTCTGGTTGGTGAGAGTGTCGCGCAGGAACAGCTTTTGCGCTGCATGCCCTCCGGGCAGGC